ACCCAACTACCTGGCTATGTTGAACATAGATTTGGGCAGTTGCAAGAATTAGAAGCTATATTAGAACATCTAAATATACAACTAAGAAAGAAACGAAGTGAATATTTACGTAAATACCTAGAAAACTATAATAAAGCATTATCAAGTAGGGATGCTGAAAAATATTCAGATGGTGAGGCAGAAGTTGTTGCAATATCTGAACTAATTAATCAGGTAGCACTTATGAGAAATAAGTTTCAAGGAATTACTAAGGGATTTGAAATAAAGCATTTTCAACTTAGTAATATAATAAAATTACGTGTCGCCGGTATGGAAGATGCGGACATAAACAATAGATATTAAGTGAAGTTTAAAATGTGTAAATACATTGCGATTTCGGAGAATGAATAGATGGTAATTAAAGTAGCAAAACGGGACGGTACAAAAAAAGAATTAGACCTTGATAAAATGCATAAGGTCGTATTTTTTGCGTGTGATGGTATCGCTGGCGTATCACCCAGTGAGGTAGAAATTAAATCCCATATACAGTTTTATGATGGTATAACAAGTGCAGAAATCCAAGAAACATTAATCAAATCTGCTGCAGATTTGATTAGTGAGGAAACACCTAATTATCAATGGGTTGCTGGAAATCTTATCAACTATCATATTCGCAAAGAAGTATACGGTTCGTTTGATCCGTGGCATGTAAAAGCGATAGTAGAAAAAAACACCGCTGATGGATTTTATGATTCTGAACTATTAGGTTCTTATAATGATGATGAATGGGAAAGAATTAATACCTTTATAAAGCATGAAAGAGATTTCAATATATCATATGTGGGCATGGAACAATTTCGTGGCAAATATCTTGCGCAAAATCGTGCAACTAAGCAATTGTATGAAACACCACAAGTTGCATATGTCCTTATCGCTGCTACTCTTTTTTCTAACTATCCAAAAGATACCCGTATGAAATGGGTAAAAGACTACTATGATGCTGTGAGTAATTTTGACATTAGTTTGCCAACTCCTGTAATGGCTGGTGTCAGAACGCCACAGCGTCAATTTAGTAGTTGTGTTGTTATCGAAACAGGAGATTCTCTTGATTCAATAACAGCAACATCAGGTGCTATCGTGAAGTATGTTTCACAAAAAGCAGGCATCGGTATTGGCGCTGGTAGTATTCGTGCTATCAATTCGCCAATCCGAAATGGTGATGCTACGCACACTGGTGTTATTCCATTTTATAAAATGTTTCAAGCAAGTGTAAAATCATGTTCTCAGGGTGGTGTTCGTGGCGGTGCTGCAACTCTACATTATCCACTGTGGCACTTAGAAGTAGAAGATTTACTTGTTCTAAAAAATAACAAAGGTACAGAAGATAATCGGGTTCGTCACTTAGATTATAGTGTTCAATTTAATAAACTTATGTATGAGCGCCTAATGACCGGCGGTGACATTACATTATTTTCACCAGCAGATGTTCCAGGTTTGTATGAATCATTCTTTAATGACCAGGACGAATTTAAACGGTTGTATGAATTGGCAGAGAATGACAGTTCTATTAGACAAAAATCTATTTCGGCAAGTGAACTATTTTCAGCATTTATGAATGAACGTAAGAATACTGGTCGAATTTATCTTATGAATGTTGACCATGCTAATACACATAGTTCATTCGTTCAAGAGATTGCACCAGTTCGCCAATCAAATCTGTGTCAAGAAATTAATCTTCCTACTAGACCATTGAACAATCTAAATGATCCTGATGGTGAGATTTCATTGTGTACACTGGCAGCAATTAATTGGGGCAATATCAAAACACTCACTGATTTTGAACGTGTTGGACGTTTAGCAGTTCGTGGTATTGATGCATTACTTGATTATCAGCGTTATCCAGTACTAGCCGCTGAATTATCTACATTGAAGCGTAGACCTGTTGGCGTTGGTATTATTAACTTTGCATATTGGATGGCAAAGAATGATATGACATACACCGATCCAAACTTGGATATGATTGATGAATGGGCAGAAGCCTGGAGTTATTATCTAATTAAAGCAAGTGTTGAACTTGCAAAAGAACAAGGTGCGTGTACAGGTTCTGATGAAACAAAATATCATAGTGGTATTCTACCAATTGATACACGTAAAATTGATGTAGATGAATTGGTTACATACCAAGAGCGTCAAGATTGGGATGGATTACGTGCTGACTTGAAAGAATATGGTATTCGTAACTCTACACTGATGGCTCTTATGCCAGCAGAAACTTCTGCACAAATTAGTAACAGTACTAACGGCATTGAACCGCCTCGTTCACTGGTATCAATCAAACAGTCAAAGCACGGTGTACTAAAACAAGTTGTGCCAGGAATCCACAAACTAAAAAACAAATATGAATTGCTATGGGATCAAACATCTCCTGAAGGTTACCTAAAGATCGTAGCAGTTTTACAAAAGTATATTGACCAAGGCATTTCAGTAAACACAAGTTACAATCCTGTGTTTTATGATGAAGAAAAAATTCCAATGTCTACAATGCTCCAACATCTTATTATGTTCTATAAGTATGGAGGCAAGCAATTGTATTATTTCAATACATTCGACGGGCAAGGCGAAATTGACATTGACAAACTAATGGACGAACCACTATCAATATCACAAGTAGATGATGATGATTGTGATAGTTGCGTAATTTAAATAAGGGTATATAAAATGAGTGTATTTAATTCACAGAACAAAACAGATCATACTAAAGCATTGGCCTTCATGGATCCTGCAGGTGGTGTTGCTATTCAACGTTATGATATGTTAAAGTATAAGCAGTTTGACAAACTAACAGACAAACAACTTGGATTCTTTTGGCGCCCAGAGGAAGTTGATGTAACTAAAGATTCAAACGATTTTAAGAATCTTACAGACCATGAACGTCATATTTTCACATCAAATCTAAAGCGTCAAATTCTGTTAGATAGTGTACAAGGCCGCGCACCAGTAGAAGCATTTGGGCCACTGGTAACTATTCCAGAACTAGAAGCATGGATCCAAACTTGGACATTTAGTGAAACAATCCACTCACGTTCATACACGCACATCATTCGTAATGTATATTCTGACCCATCAAAAGTATTTGATGGCATGATGGATATTGAAGAAATTATGGAATGTGCTGATGATATTTCAGAATGTTATGACCAACTGATTGATATGACAGCATATTTCAATCTATTGGGCGAAGGCACTCATACTGTTAATGGTAATAAGGTTGTTATTGATAAGTATGAAATTAAGAAACTACTTTATAAAACACTTATGAGTGTCAACATTCTTGAGGGTGTTCGCTTTTATGTTTCATTTGCATGTTCTTGGGCATTCGCAGAATTGAAGAAGATGGAAGGCAATGCTAAAATCATCAAGTTGATTGCACGTGATGAAAATTTGCATTTGGGTTCAACGCAAACACTTCTAAAACTTCTACCAAAAGATGATCCTGACTATATTCAAATTGCAAGAGAAACAGAAGCAGAATGTATTCAAATGTTTGTTGATGCAGTTGAACAAGAAAAAGCGTGGGCAAATTATCTATTCAAAGATGGATCAATGATTGGTCTAAACACACAATTGTTAAGTGATTATATTGAATGGATTTGTTGTAAGCGTATGACTGCTGTAGGTCTAAAATGTCCATATGCAACACCGCAAGCCAATCCTTTGCCATGGACACAAAAGTGGATTGCTGGTGCAGAAGTTCAAGTTGCACCACAAGAGACTGAAATTTCATCATATGTAGTTGGTGGTGTTAAACAGGATGTTGATAAGAACACATTTGGTGGCATGTCACTTTAACTTAATATAAACTATTTTATAGATTATTGAAAGCGCAGCATTTTTTGTTGCGCTTTTTTCTTGACATTCTAAACGAATCATTATATAAAGTATGTATAGATAGCAAAAATGAGGACTTTAAAAATGTTGAATGTACTTAAAAACGGAATGGTTACTCTCACTTCTGAAATTATGACTGTTACCGCAATTATTGGTGTTTTTTGCGTTATCATGTCATAAAAAGGTTGACAAATATAGCGAATCAGTTTATAACTAAGTAGTAATCAGTTAAAAGGACTAACAATATGGCTTATATTTCTCAGGACCGCAAAAAAGTAATTGCAAAAAATGTTAAAACAGTGTGTAAATCATATGGCTTTACTGGTAGAGAAGTAACTGTTGGCATTGATAATCATAGTTCATTAGTTGTT